AGAAAGGCGCAAATCATAATAAAAGCATTCCTATAAAATGTATTAATATTGATACTGGAGAAGAAAAAACAATTATGGGTATTAATGAAGCGGCGAGGCAATTAAAAACAAATGGTGCTGCAATATGGCGTGTATTATCTGGTGAATATAAGCATAGTAAAAGATGGAAATTTGTAAGAGCGTAAAATTTATTTGGGTACGGGAGGGTTATAAGCCATGAGATTTTTATGGTCAATCCACCTGTACCCTCCGTAACCACAACATAATTGCGGATCCGAATTAGTTGCACACCGTGTCAACCTTTATCTAATAAGTAAAGGCCATCAATGCCGTGTGATATTACACCACTACAAAGGTGAGCCATACGTGTATGAAGGCGTGGAAGTGTTCCCTTCAACTGGTCACGTAGATAGTTACAGATGGTGCGATCTTCTCATCACACATTTGGATTTTACCCAGTTCTCTATCATGATGGCAATGCAGGCAAAGAAACCTATTGTACATTTTGTGCATAACGATATTACTTATAGTTCTATTGCTAACGGATTCGGCAAAGCAGGTGTAGTTTACAACTCGCAGTGGTGTAAGGAGAAAATTAACTACGACCTCCCTTCCTACGTCCTCCACCCACCGTGTAATGCGGATGATTACGCAGTCCAAAGAGAAGGCGATGCCATCACCCTGATAAGTTTGAACGAACGCAAAGGTGGTTATAAATTATACGAGATAGCGAAGGCGATGCCTTCTCGCCGCTTCATTGGGGTTATTGGCAGTTACGATAACCCCGGCGAACAGAAACTAACACAACTGGAGATAATTAACCTTTTGCTACAACTCCCAAATGTCGAGATAGTGCCGAACACTCCCGATATATTAGCAACCTACCGCCGTACCCGTATTCTTTTAATGCCCTCCGATTACGAAAGCTGGGGACGTACTGCCACCGAAGCCATGTGTAGCGGAATCCCTGTTATCTGCACCCCAACGGCAGGGCTAAAAGAAAACTGTGGCGATGCTGCGGTGTATGTTGGCAAGCCGTTAGAACAGGCCGAACCAGGTGATGCGCAGGTGGATACAGGTGCGCAGGTGGATACAGGGGAAGTCAGCGAATGGGTTGCGGCTATTCGCAGGGTTGAGCGTAATTATGAAAAATATTCTGTACTTTGCAAAGGCAGAGCAGCGGCATTAAACCCCGTTAAGGAACTCGAAGGGCTTGAAGAATTTCTGTTAAAGCAAGTGTATGAATAAACCCGAGTATATAGTAGAAATGTTGATTGAGGGAGATTATACACCCCTATTTAAAGGCACCTGTGTTTGGGATGATAGTATTAACGACTGGATAATAACACAAGAACCCCTACCCAATGAATAAACCCAACATCATAGACATTCAGCGTACACCTGCAACGGCGTTGGAATTTATTACACTGGCTGAAGCAAAGGCGCAGGCAATTGTTACCTTCACCGATGATGATACACTGATAACGGCACTCATAGCAAAAGCAACCGAGCATATCGAGAACCATTGCAATATTTCCATCCAACCAAAGAACATAATTTTAGTAGCTGATTGGGCTGGAGAATGGGAATTACCATACGGGCCGGTTGTGTCGATTACCAGCGTAGAAACAAGGCTCGCACCATCAGGAAGTGGGCCAGCGACTTATCAGACAGCGCAATCAAATTGGATAACCGATGGTACGCAATACCTGACTTTCTCCGCTTGTGCCGAAGGTGGTTTTAACCCGTCCGTTCCCTTTCGTGGATATTTCTCATGGGGGCCGTTTGCTTCCCGTTACGGACAAGAGGGCGGCAATAGATATAAGATTACCTACACCACAGGATATGCGGTAGATACGTTGCCGGTGGATTTAAAGCAGGCTATACTTATGCAGGTATGTTGGTTGTACGAGAATAGGGGTGATGTGAATGCATCGAAGTACGATTGGACGCCGGGGGTATGTGAGGCAGCTATTAAATTCGCTGATAAATATGTTAGGCCATGGCTTTAAAATAAAAAACTCCCCGCCGCTAATGCGAACCAAGGGGAGTAGCCTAAAATAAAGGCAAAATAATTGTAGACGCTAATAGGCTTAAAGCCATGACAGCTAGTGCAATTAAAATCAACTCTTTGTTAGTGTAAAACTTCATGGTGATTTCTTCTTTTATTAAAAAGTTCTTCTCTTTTTTCAATTATATCTTTCGGAGTAAAAGGCTTTTTAGCGGCTTTTAATATTCGTTTTACATAGGAATCAGCAAGAGTTTCCTTCTCCTTTTCGTACCTTTTTTTATTTGCACGTTGCCATAGTTCCTGAATTGGTTTAGCTACCTTTTTTGGCCTATGCTTGTTCTTTTCTTGCCAACGTTTTTTAATATAAGCAGCCCATTTTTCTTTATTCGCTTTTTGCCAGTCGTTTGTTTTTTTAGATAAACATGGAACGCAAAAACCGGACAGAAAAGTAAAACCTTCAAATTTGTACAAACGGAATGCGCCAACTGGTTTGTTTTCTTTACAACCTTTACAAACCTTTTCGCCCCTTATTGCAATTACTTTTTTGGAATATCTTTTTATATTACCATTACCATAATCACTCTCTCCTACCGCTCTTTCCTTCATTCTGATTTTAACGTCAGAAAATAAACTATCTCTAATAATCTTTTTTACTTCAGACAAATCAAACTCAACCCCGCTTTCTACAAACTTTATATAGGCATCGTTTACAGTTTCTTCGGGTTGTACAAACAAATCCTTCTGCCTGATTTTCTTTTCGGCATAGATTATAAGTTCGGGGTAATATTGTTCAAACCAATTTGTCATAAATCTAAAATGCCAAATAATTTACTACTTGGCTTTCCGTTATGTCTTTTCATGCTAATCCTTTTAGAAGTTACTGAAAATAAAACGAACAACTTTGTAGCTTAAACTGCTTGGTATTTTGTTATTTCTTCGTTGAGAAAAAATCGTACAATATTTTGCGGCTTTGCTTCATTGGTACAAACGTACACCCTTCTTTTCATTCAAACAAGAGTACAAATACTCGATTTTTCCCTTATCTTTATTAAATGAACCTAACCGGCAAACGTAACCAAGTCGGCACTATGCGCCAAGTTGTAAGGATGCTGAAAAACGTCCCTACTGATTCGGGTGCTGGTGCTGTTGACCATTACGGGGTGATAGTAACTACAAGGGGTAGCCTACAGAAGCAATCAGGCAACAGAGCATTGTCCTTCGCCGAAATAATCAATAGTGAAGGCTACGAAATATGGTTAAGACAAGAGGCTGATATAACAAATAATTTAAGGGTAGATAATAAGTTCCTTATTGACGGCCTTGTGTACTCAATGGATAGCTGGGAGTTGGTGAATGAGGTAAAGTTTTACTACCGGATTAAAGTGAATATTCACAAGTCAGGAACTGTTACCGTAGTGGCTCCGCAACCAATAGATGCTGATACGGGAGTGTTGGCAGTATGGTTAACGACAACTATCGGAGCCACCAGTGTATCATCGGGTGTGCTTAGCGGTAAGACTATACTTGGTGTAGAAAGAGAAGGGACGGGCTACACGCCATCAGGCAGCCCGCCAGGTAATAAAGAATTTTATCATTCAGGCAGTACGATTACGTTTTTGAATAGTTTTGCATCAGGTGAGATAATATATGTTTTATACAAATGACAACCGTAACCCTCACAGGCTGGAAAGAGTTTGAAGATAAATTGAAACGACTACCGAAGCAGCTGCAGGAAGAGGTTGGCGGAGAAGTTGAAGATGCGGGTAGATTATGGGCATCACTGGCGAAAAGGGATGCGCCGAAGGACGTTGGCGGCCTCGCAGGAAGTATAACCAGCGTAATGGCTGCCGGTGTTGCAGAAGTTACCAGCCCTGCCAACTACTCCGCATTTATCGAATGGGGGACAAGAGGCAGAGTAAGTGTCCCCGCAGAATTGCAGGTTTATGCGGCACAGTTTAAAGGCGCGGGTGGTGTTGGTAAGGCTAAGGAATTTATTTACGAATGGTGCAGGCGTAAGGGAATACCGAAAGAAGCGTGGTATATAATATATCGCAGCATTATGACCAATGGTATTCGGCCGCATCCGTTCTTTTTTATTCAGATACCGATAGTAGAGAAACAATTATTTGCCAACGTGCAGAAAATATTAAATACGGAGCATTGAAAAAGAGAGAAAGAAAATATTTAAGGCGTAAAAAAATTGGCAAGACAGTATTTGTTGAAATGCTGATTAGCGGTGAGTATTATCCCGTGTTTAGATGTAAAAACTTCTCATTCAAACCCCATGCGTGACCTCTCCCGCCCATACCGCCTTGCAATCTACGCCGTCCTGAACGGTGTTATCTCCGTGCCGGTGTATGATGAAAAGAAGAAAGTAGCCTCAACAGAAACTACGTTCGTAATACTATCCACCCAGCAGCAAACACCCGTTGAGGAAAACGACTGTACATGGATAAGCCGGTGTAGTATTGATATTGAGGTGATACAGAAAACGGGGTTTGAGGTGACTAAGGATGATATTGACGATATAAGCAACCAGATTTGCGGTATCTTATTACCCTCGCAAGGCATCACACCTATTGAAAGCCCCAACCTGCAATTCACCTTACCAGAAATAGAAAGCATCATCAGCCGCAATGTCTCTATAACAGAGCCTGAAACGGTGATTGTAAAAATATTAAGGTTCGTTTGTACAATCATACAACAAACCTCGTAACTTAGCCAAACTTTAAAACCGTACCCCAATGAGTACCCCTACAACCATACAAGGTAAGTTAGTACCTGTAATGATTTCTTTGGATGGCGTGACTTACAAAAACATTGTTTGTAAAAAAGTCGGCAACCTTAACCTCGATTCCCCTGTAAATAAAGAAGATACTGACTGTGGCTCGTTTTCCGGCCTCGGTGCTGTAAACTGGACGGTAGATATTGAAGGGTTGTTAAATACTACTCCCAACGGTGCAACGGAAATGAGTGCGAACGAAGTGCTGAATCTTGCCAATAATCAAACGTTGATTTATATTAAAATACTTCATGCGCCGTACATTTTGCGTACTGGTCAGGGGTATTTATCGAACTATACAGAGACGTTTGAAACAAATTCCCTGGTATCTTTTACCGCAACATTCACTAACAACGGCGCACTAGCAACAGCATAATATGACACCATCTTTCAACCCGCTTCCCCGTAAGGAATTTGAAATTACTTTAACCGATGGCACTATCATAAAAGGCCAATTCGGTACATGGGCATTGAAAAGGTTTTGCGATAAGTTGAATCTTACGTTAACGGAGGCGCAAGAGAAATTACAGGGGCTTAGTGGTTTTATTGACTACATACTTTGCGCAGTTGAATATACCGCTCGTAAGAACAAGGCCGCATTTAGTTATACCGATATGGATGCGGCGGATTGGATTGATCAGTTAGGCGGTATTACCAGCGAGAACTTTAATAAGATCGCAGCGCATACAGCTGATGAGAACGCAGCGCCGGAAGGTGAAAAAAAAACAACGGACGCAGCGACTTAACATGGGGTGACGTACAAAAGATATTTTACAGCACAGGTTTAACCCCTGATGATTTTTGGACAAGCACCTTCGATGAGGTGCTTTTAGTTATTAAGGGCAAAGATGAAGATAGAAAGTTTTTCCGGCAGGGTTTTTATAACATCGCCCGCATGATGGTAAAGAATATGCCGCCGGTAGAAGAATGGATGCCCGTAGCGTATGAGAATGAGGTGCAGGTTGAAAAGATGGATATGGCGCAGTACGAAGCGAACATGGCATATCTGAATAGTATTGAATGGCCTAAAAATTAATTACGATGGCAGGGAATGTTTTAACAGGTAAGGTTCAAATCACCGCTCCCGGCGCAGTTGAAACTTTCAATAAAGTTGCGGCTGCTACAAGTAAAGCAGAAGTTGCATTAAAGAAAGTTAGCGCAACTTCATCCGCAGCATCCCAATCCGTTTTAAATTTTTCCCGTATTATTCAGGATGCTCCGTACGCTGTTATTGCTGGTAATATTTCTGCTATTGCCAACAACATTGATCCTTTTATTGAAAGTATGCAACGTGCCGTAAAAACGGGCGGTGGATTCAGAGGAGTGTTAAGCGATATTGGCAAAAGTCTAATTGGCGGGGCTGGGCTAGGACTAGCTGTATCATTAGTAAGTTCTTCATTAGTTTTATTTGGTGATCGTTTATTTGGGGTAGGGAAGGCTGCGAAAGAAGCATCAAAAGAAACAAGTGATTTCAATAAAACAGTACAAGAATCTATCAGTTCAGTTGCGCAAGAGGCGGCAAAAGTAGAGGCATTAGTTGGTTTTATAAAACTAGAAACTACTTCGAGAATTGAGAAAGGCAACGCAATAAAAGAACTACAAAGAATTGCACCCGCTTATTTTGCCTCATTGGATGCGGAAAAAATAAGTATAGGCCAACTTACCAATGCTTATGATAGATATTTAGGTAGTTTAAGAAAAGCAGTAGAGGCGAAAGTTGTTGAGAAACAGTTGGCAGATGTTATTGAAAAAAGGATTGGACTTGAAAGAGATTTAGGCAAGCCGTTGGAAGAAGAGATTGTTTTAAATGGTAAGTTAGTTAAGGTAAAAAATGCTGTTTATGATGCCGATTTTTCATTAGTAAGACAACAAAAAGAATTAACAGCAGCAAGACTTCTTGAATTTCAATTAGCGCAAAAATTAGCTAATCTTCAACCTCCAAAATTAACAACAGCGGATTTTAAAGCACCTAAAATAAAACCTGCAGAAAAGACATTCATCCCTAAATTCCCCGACCTTCTACCCGTTAAAATCCGTATTGAACCGACATTTGATGATGAGGCGTTTAAGAAAGCTGCACTCGGAATAAAGACGTTAACATTTGCGGAGACGGTACAAAAAAAGATCAACGACGATATTGCAAAGTTGGTGGTTGCGCCGAGGTTTCAGTTATCTACGGAGGCAATCGCTAATATAGAAAATCAGGCAAAACTCGCCGCCGCCGCAAAAACATTAGCCGATTCTTTTGAAGGTGCTTTACAGGCTTCTTTATCAGACGGCCTTTCATCCATCGGCGAAGGATTAGGAAACATACTAGCCGGTAATGATTTCGGCGATCAGTTTGCGCAGGTGTTCTCATCGCTATTCACCACTATCGGTAAGGCATTAATAAAATTCGGTATTGTTAAAGAGGGGTTGGATAAGATACTCGGCCCTGGTGGTATTGCGATACCAGGTGGTTTAGCTATCGGTCTCGGTATATTCGCTATCGCTGCAGGTCAACTATTAAAAGGCGTGTCCGGCAAACGTGCAGACGGCGGCCCTGTTGTCGGCGGCAAGTCGTACCTCGTTGGCGAAAGAGGCCCGGAAATATTCACCCCTAATACGGGTGGTGGAATTACGGCGAATCACCAGCTGGGTAGAGGTGGTGGTGCCGCTGGTTCGTTTGGTGGAAATGTGATATTTGAAATAGCAGGCACAAAGCTGCGTGCCGTTCTTAACCTGACTGACCAGTCACAAAGACGTTTAGTATAATGCAATACGGCCTAATATACCGCCTCGCCTTCAAAAACATTGAGGATAATATTATCACGGTGGATATTTCACCGACTGATGTACTTATTCCCGATGCTGATACGCCTGTTATTACCCCACTTGTGGGTAGCGGCAGCCCGTTTATAGTAAGTACGGTGAACAACGATGAGAGTAAGTTCCAACCAATCCGAAGCAAGCAATGTAAAATAGAATTTATCAGCGACCTAAGCGGCGGTTTGAATATTTCCACCTTCTCCGTTGGTCCTGACAACCTTTGGGTAGTAACTGCAGATTGTAACAGCGAGATTATATTCAGGGGCTTCCTGATAATGGCTGATAACCAGCAACCTTTTCTACCTGATCCGAATATTGTGATATTAACAGCAACCGACCACCTCGGGGCATTGAAAGAAACACCATGGGTTGGTTACGATGGTAGCAATCCCGTTGGTAAAATGCGCATCGCTGATATAGTGTGCACCTGCCTGAAACAAACAGGACTGGAGCGGTCATTATTCGTTATCAACAACCTTAAAGCGGGTAGTGCAGTATTCTCATGGCAATCACTATTCTCCTTTGCTGGGCAATATATAGCCGTTAGCACAGGCGTTGCCGTTCCTTATTTCTACCCCGGACAAGAGATTATAATATCCGGAACCGCCTTTAATGATGGCACCCGTAATGTTACAAGGGTTGTTTTTTCTGGTGGTGTAACGGAAGTGTACATAGAAGAGCCGATTGTTACCGGCGAAAGCGGGGTGACGGCAATCTATACCGATACGGCATCCATAAATCATTGGTTCGATTCAATCAGAGTTGACGCTAAAACATTCGAGGCACAGATTGGTGAATCGCTATCCTGCTACGAAGTGCTGGAGCGTTTGCTAGGTCAGGATTCATTTATCACCCAATGGCGGGGGAATTGGTGGTTATACCGTGTAGATGAAATGGACAACCTGAATTCCATAGTTACCGAGTTCTCCAGTGTTGGTGCATTTATTTCTACCGTAACCGATGTAATAGAATATTCAATCGGCGCAGCCGAAACAACGAAGTTTGCGAATGCGAACACCTTGCTGCGGTTTATTCGCCCGCATAAGTATATCAGGGAAACATATAATTATAACTACCCCTTAGAAATACCTTGCAATATTGACTTCTCCCGTGGCGACTTATTCGCAACCATTGACCCGCAAACAAAAGATTATGAACTGGAGTGTTGGACAAAACGCAGGGGTTTGCCGGGGGCATACAATACCCCAATAACCATAACCGATTATATTCGGCGCATTTTCAATACTAACAACTACGAAAGCGAGCGATATATTTATATTACACCGCAAACCGGCCACGTTGGGTTTAGTTCTACCGATGATGAGTACATAGAATCGGAAGCGATACCGGTACTGGTGAATGATAAATTTACTATGTCGATTAATTGGCGGTTGACTGTTGCGTTAACCACATCTTCGGCCTCTCCCCGCTTATTCAGGGCGGTATTACTTGGTAATGATGGCAGCGCATGGATTCTAGGTGAGGCCACTGTCGGCGATGGCAAGCCCGTTTGGTATAACACCACAGGATTCACTACCAACACAGGAAAGGGTAACACCGGTATTGTGTTCGGCGATGTGAACACCTTAGAGTGGAATACGATAGATTGGGAAGCGGCTCCCGTTCCAGTATCAGGCAATCTTTATATTTGGATAGGGCAATTTTACCAATCGGCAACAACCGGCGTAAACACCACCGTGCAATACGATAACCTTCGGTTTGAGTACATTCCTTATGTGAATGGTGGGTATAGTAAGTACACAGGACAATATAACCAGGTTACAAGGCCTGAAACGGGGTACATGCCCAATCAAGAGAATGAAGTTTATATAAGCGACAGCCCACTACCAATAGCGAAGGGTTCAATGTTCCTTTCAAACGATAACCTTACTGGTACATGGTTCGATTCGCATTTATTCGGCGGCGGCAACCCTACCAATGTAAGCTACCTTCACCCGTTTGGATGGCTACAAGTTTATGCTGTGATGAACCAATTCAGGGGCATAGGAACTACCCGGGCGCACGGAGTGAATATATTTCAGGGTGATACCGTTGGACTTACCGATTACTGGCCGGATATGGTACATAAGTTTTTCCTGACCGATAACAACCCTGAAACGGATAACCGTATTTTTATGTTAATTTCGTTCTCACAGGATTGGAAGTCGTGCCAGATGCAGGGAGTATGGGTTGAGGTGTTTGATTCGGCAGAAGGCAAGGTTTACACAGATACGCACCTGTTTAAATTCATCGCCCAATGAATACTATAAAGTCCAATAATCAGTTTATTGAGTTGCTTATCAGCGGCGAGTACTACCCATTTTTTTGCTGCAAGGATTTTACCTATGCGCAGTCGCAGGAAGTAGTAGAAGTAACCAGCGTAAACAGCGGGGCGGCGAGAGAATACCAATCAGGTATGACCACCGGAACGCTTGATATTAACGGCGTTTCTGTATTGGATAATTCAGATGGTAAGATTTCCATATTCTACTTAATGCAGCAGTCTATCCGGCGTGTAGCACAAACATTAAGAATTCGTAACCTCGATGATGATGGTAATGCCTACCAGATAGTTTTCAATGCACTTATTACCGGTAACACCTTATCCCGTTCACGTGGAACATATTCACAGTCGGCAACGCAGCTGATAGTAACCGGCGAACCGACATTCAGCGGCATCGTTCCACCACCGGCTGGGTTTGAAGTGCAGGAACCTTTATACCTTACGTTTACAACAGGGGCAACTTCGGTTACAGACGCTTTATTAGCACAACCAGGGGTTACTATACTTGAAGTGCAGCGGGAAGGATTCGGCCAGGACCAAACAACAGGAACACCCGGCAACAGGCAGTTTGCCTTTAATGCTGGCACAGGAACGATATCTTTTGACCCTACAAACCCATCGAACGGGGAAACGGTGTACGTTCTTTATGAGTTATGAGTTTAATAAGTAAAACATTTAGCACCTCCCCCGGCAGCAGGTTTATGAATGCCGCAGAACTATATAGTGTGAGCGTATTAGGGGTGAAGCGGGAGGGGATAGGATTAACACAAGTCGACCCCGGCACTTTGATCGGTGACAGGCAATTTGTAAAAACATTATCCGGTATACAAGTAAGTAATACCAACCGGTTTAACCCAGGCGAAAAAATATGGATATTATATGAGACATAAATTACTGATAGTAGCGTTATTGATTTGCGGATATGCATCGGCCCAGCCGGGTTACACGAAGATTAATTCCCGTTACGCATGGTTGGCGGGAAGGTTCGATTCCGGATTACACGTTACCGGATTCTGTGGCGTACCTGTTACGAAGGCAGGCGTATGGAATGGTGATGGCCAAATCGGGGTTGATACGTGTAATAATAAATTCTATTTCTATTCAAATAATGTTTGGAGAGAGGCGGGCGGAGGATCATCTACAGCCTACGTTGATTCAGTATTCATCAACGCTTCCAACGATAGCTTAATTGTACTGAAGGCGGGGAATAGATATGCATCGTTGTTACCGACAGGGGGTAGTGGTTCGCAAAACCTTCAGCAAGTAACAAACGTAGGAGATACAACAACTAATTCAATCAGGTTTGGTAGACTCCGTCAAACTTACGGCACAATCTTGAACGATAACTTTACAGGCGCAGGGTTTGGTGCAGCTAATTATGATACTGCTTTCCCAAATGTTACAAGAACTTTTACGGGTTCTTTTGTACAAATAGCAGGAGGGGTAGGAAACTTTAATAACTACATTGAGTACAACAAACCAACCGGAAGAAATAGATGGTCAGGGTCAGTAACTTTTTCTCCCACTACATTGTCAGGCACTTCTTACGGGGTTTCATTAGGAACAACTTCAGTGAATTCGTTTTTTGCAACAGGTTTTAAAATACAATTTATTTGCGACAATAGTGCCGATAAAGGCAAGATGAGAATATGGGATAATGCTTTGGGCAATATCCAAACTAGCACCCAATCCATTGCATTTAATACTAATGATAGTTTAAGAGGAAGTGTTAGTTATAATTTCGGAGTAGTTAACGCCACTTTCTATAACATTACTCAACACGTAACAGCAACCTTTACCTATACATTCCCAACAGATAGTTATGCTTCCGGTTATCAAGCCCCCAATACGGGTAATTTCAGATTATCATTTTTAGGAGGCGGGCAAAATATTTACAATTTAACAATAGCAAGTGACGAAACAGTTAACAATGCGCTAGGGCTGGGAGATAGCAATATATTTGGGTACACTACTGATACAACATGGACACAAAGATTATTTGGTTCAACTCGTTTGTATGAAAAATGGGGTGGGCCGGGCGATAGAAGTGCAGATGCTGTGAAATATCTGGCAAGCATAAGAGGAATGCAGCCTTCATTTGTGTTTTTACAGTTAAATACGAATGATATGCAAAGCGGTACAGGTGCAGTAACCTACGCCGCTAATATGAGAAGGATTTCGGATAGCCTTGCTGCCATGTCGTTTATACAAAATGTTTATTACATTTCAGGGCCACCCAATAACTCAAATAGTATTGTGCCATATAATGATTCTTTATCGGCAATTGCCACACGCTATGGCTTTACGTACATAAATACTTACGATAGTTTAAAAGGCAGCGGTACATCATGGAACGCTAACTATACAGACGATGGAATACATTTCAGCGATAGCGGTGCAATAGTTCAAGCAAGAATAATTGCCAGAGTAGCACCTGAATTATTAGGTGATAATGCTATCCGGTTTAATAGGCTTCGGTATGACAGTACAGCGATACCAGTAGGATTCGATAATAATGGTTTTTTAGTTGCAACAAAACAATCTTCAGGCGGCGGCGGTGTAACTCCCGACTTAACACCGTATGTGCAACTTGATCCTTCAGCAACCCAAACAGGTGCGGAAATGGATATTACAGGAAAGGGAGGAACTATAGATAATATAGCAACTTTTAGAAGTGCAGCAACATACGGGATGATATGGGTAGATAATACCGCTGGCAATCAATCTGCAATTTATTTAGGCAACAGTGGTAATAAAAAAATAGGTTTTATAAGAGGATATTTAACTACTTCAACTGCCGACTTAGCCATCTATGATGTTACAAGAACAAAAGCCCCTTTCTATATTGGTTCAAACGGTGATATTGGATTGGGCGATGCTGCGGATGCAACGCCACATTTAAAAATAATTCAATCTACAGGTTTTGCAGAGTGGAGATATAAGTTTTCAAAGTATAATAATACAGCCCCAACAGATGGCAAACTATTAATAGGCCACACCAGTAACGGCACATTTGAATTAGGTAATATTGCATCCGCTGATGGAAGTGTAACGGTAACGAATGGAGCGGGGGGGATTGATTTAAGCGTACCAAATAATTCTATTGCAGCTTACTTCGAAACAAATGGCGCAACCGCTACATTAAGTCCATTGGTTATTTACACTACCCCCAACGATGGTGCTGTAAGAGTGTATGATGTATCGGCAATGATAACCGTAACGGCTGTGAGTGCAGGGGTATTGACCACTACACTGACCTATACGGATGAAAGTAATACGAGTAGAACGGTTTCGTTTTTCGGGATGGGTGCAACTTCGGCCGGCTTAACAACAACGGGCAAAAGTAATTTCCCGGTGGCAGGTGAAATACACGCTTACCCAAATACTGCTATTTCAGTTGCCGTAACGCTTACCGTTGGTACTGCAACTTTTAATGCAGGTAGCACGATAAGGTATATAAGGACTGTAGCAAACTAAACTTACTGCCGATATTGGCAGCGCATAAGGATATACGGGCTGGTTGTTCTCATCCGGCCTCTTTTAAAAAATAAAAAATATGACAAAGCAAGAATATAAAAAAGCCATGGTTGCGTGGGCGAAGGAAGTCGCTAAATGGCAACTCGATAACCCAACCAAAGATTGGGCTACTGAACTATTTGGCGCAACCTCGCAGGATGATGAAGATGGCCCTGGAACGAATCCCCCTTTACCCCCTCCCAAGCCTCCTATACCACCACAACCATAATTTATCTATATTTGTATAAAATATTATTTATGCAAATATGGAAATCAGTTGTAGGTTTTGAAGGATTGTATGAAGTGAGCGACCACGGTGATTTAAGAACGATTGAAAGGGTGTACAAAACAGGAAGATACTTCGTAGAAAGGGTATTACCTAGTAAAAAAATGTCTTTGCGAGTAACTAAAGATGGGTATTTAAATGTTGGGCTGAGAGTAGATAAAAAAAGGTTTTTCAGGGGCGTTCACAGATTGGTAGCTATGGCATTTCATCCTAACCCTGAAAATAAACCACAAGTAAATCATAAGGACGGGGATAAGAAAAATAACCATGTCGATAATTTAGAATGGGCAACAGCAAGTGAAAACGAGTTGCACTCATTTAGGGTTTTAGGGAAAAAGGCTTATTTAATTCCGCCTATGATTGGAGAAAAACATCCTTCTGCAAGAGCGGTAAACAGAATTGATAAAGATGGTGGAATGAAGTATTATGCAAGTATTGCAGATGCTCAAAGAGATGGATTTAGAACACCAAAAATTATATTAGTGGCACAAGGGAAAAGAAAAAGTCATGGTAATTTTAAATGGGAGTATGTATGAAGCAATACGCAACCACATTAATCATTTGGGCATCGCTTATCATATCCGAACTGCATACGTTTTGGGAAAACAGTACGCTGCAGCAAAACTGGATACTTACCGAATATAAACCGATGCCTATCCAGTGGAATATAAAGTTTGCGACCGATCAGTTCTGGTTTGTCATGATGGGTATGGCATTATTAATGTACGTTCCTAACAGGATAAATCGTACCACAGCGATAGCCTACACCCTGTTTTGTATAGCTGATATGTTTATGTATTTTTACAATTATAAGCAGTCGGGATATGGTGCGTTGTATACATTTTTATTAATAGCATGGATTTTAATCTATAATCATGAGAGCAAACGAGCCGCAAACAGACCGGGAATTTCTTATTAAACTGGATGGACAACTAGAGAACCTGGCGCAATCTATTGACCGCTTTAGCCGTACCCTGAAGGAATTAGAAGAAAAGAAGATAACCGCTTTGGACGTTCGGCTTGAATCGCTTGAAAATTGGCGGTTCCAGGTTATTGGCGGCTGGAAATTAATGGCTATCTTATGGACGATAGCCTCGGCAATGGGAATAGTAGCGGGTATTAAATATTTCGTATGATCGGCGTTTTGCTTTTAGCATCTACATTTCTTATACTTATTTTTGTAGGAATAATAGTACTACTGGTATCTTTTAAAAACTATGTGAAAAAGCGGGATGAAGAGTGGGAGCGTAAAACCGATGAGATAAAGCATGAAGTAGAACAGCTGCGGCAATTGTTTCAAGATGAAGTCACCAACGTATTAGATAATTTCAGAAATTTATTAAAATAAAATACTATGCCTACAATCACTACTTCAAAGCGATTTACACTTAACCTCTCCGATTTCTGGAAGGGCTTGTTTATGACCATAGGCGGCGCAGTTGCCGGTATTATCATGGATAGTATTAACCAAAACAATTTTGAATTTAATTGGGCTGCCATCTGGAAGGGTGCAGTGGCTGCTGGGGTAACGTACTTTATTAAGAACTTTTTTGATAAGCCACGTATTGTTATCACCAATCCCGACCCCGTATCGGTTCAACAGGTTAAGAATAAAGAAGCGGAGGCGGTAGTTGTGCCGAAGGAGGGATGAAAAAACTCCCCTGCCGATAGTTCGAGCCAAAGGGGAGTGTAAACGAAAAGAAAGACCTAACCCTCAACGGAATTAAGTCTTCCCCTGATTCGTTCAGTTTGTTCTAATTCTTTACTTAATTTTTTCAATATCCTTACCTTCTGTGGCATCTTTAGTTACAAGAATAGGCAGTACATTTTTAACTTACCATAATTTTCTTCAGTTGGGGCCAATGTATGCTCGTCAACTGCTTCTTTAATTGATTCGATAAGGGTTTCTTTTGGCATAATTTGCGCCATCATTAACATTAAATCTTTCATTTCTTTTCGTTTTTAATTAATAATAAAGGTGCAATATAAAACCACTAATTCAATATTCATAGAGTACAAATACTCGATTTTTATCCTAACTTAGCAAATATGGTAAAATACCTATTCATCCTATTCCTGCTTTCCAGCTGCTACACCGCCCGCCGTGCCAAACAGCAGTTCAGTAAGGCCACAGTTGCCTACCCTGCACTAGCGGCGGACTATTGCGCTATTACCTACCCCATCAAAGAACGTGTTATTATTGGCAAGGATTCCACCCGTATAGACACCCTTTGGGCCGATGGCGATACTCATTTTGATACCGTGTATTCCTTTATGAAGGATACGGTTTATATAACCCGGTTCGCACCTGGCAAAACTATCCGAGAAACATTTTACAGGGTGGATACTATCTACCAGATGAACACAGCGGCTATAGCTGCCCTGCAGCTGCAATTGGGCGATGCTTTAGAAATATCCGTAGCCAACGCAAAGAGCAGCAATAAATGGGAGGGAAGGGCAAAGCAGCGGTTACTGTGGTTTATCGTAGCTTGCAGCCTGTTAGGGCTGGGAGTTGTGCTAAGGTTGAAGAAAGTAATTTAAAATGAGCAGAGGTCTGACGGACGGATTTTAATTGGATAAAAGGAGTGCCGCAACTCATACGCTGATAACATCAGTTATAAAGTTTCCAGTGACCAATTAATTCTTTGCTCATAAATAAAAAAACTAAACTACAATTATATGAAATCAATTATTCTATTCGCATTATGTGCTATCCTGCTAACCAGTTGCTCAAAGTTTT